AAAGCTACACGCAGAAGATAAATGTGTAGAGTAGAAAGATGGTGCTTAAATTTAGTTTAGACCCGCAAACAGGTGTTGTTGTTCCTCCGATTACAGTCTTTAATGGAGGAAGAAGAACAAGAAAAGCCAAGAAGAGCAGAAAAGGTAGAAAAATTCGTAAACATACGTATCGTCGCAGAAGATAAATTCTTCATAGATTGTTTTACAATCAGAAAAGAATTAACAAAACAAAGAATATACTTTTTCAGATTTGGGTTCTTTACAATGGTAACAATGGAATAATGTCTTAGTAAACTGTTCAGAGGGTACAGCATTATGAACTTCACGAGTGATGACTTTATAGAGGTCAAAATCTGGATATCGTTCTGAACCATCAGGATCCATTAAAACATTATGACCATCATCACAGAGAAGCCAAGACCACAATAAATTGTATAAGGGACTTTCTGTTTCTTTTACAATTAAATCAGGCTCTTCTGATAAAATCTTCGCATTTTTCTTGATAGGAGGACATTCAGGAAATAGACTTTCAAAAATACTTACAGTAAAACGGCATAAATCAAAAGAAGGATTTGGCCAAGCTTCATCCTCTGTAGGTTCATAAAGTTCACCAAAATTAAATTGTTCGGCTGCATCGTTTCCTTTCTTAAAATCGTCAGAAAAGAAGGTTGTGTTGTTAATGGTAAAAATAGCACGGCCAAAATCTATAATGCGGAAAATCTTTCCAAAAGTGGGGACCTTGAAATGAGTACCATCTCTCATTTTATAATATAAGTATTCTTGCTTTGTTGTTGACCATACGACATTATTGCTATGAAGGTCATTGTGTGTAAATCCTAAAATACTTTGCGCAGCAGACAATGCTGCAACAATTTGAAAAATCCAGGCTTTCCATGTATGTTCCCATTTGGCTTGGCCAGGCTTTGCTCCCACTTTTTCGCAGTCATCTAACAAATCATCCATTGTACCTTCACTCATCTCCGTAAAAATCATCATGACAGGAAATTGATGAACATCCGCAAAGATTTCAAGTTCTTCATCATCATCCGAATAATCATCTGAATTTTCTGAATCTTGTGATGTATCTTCCTTTACACTGTCAAGCTCTACACTTTTTACGGAATGAAGAGACTCATTTTCCACTGCCTCACAATCCAATCCTGTTAATTCTTCTTCTGAGTCTTCATTTTCTTCTGGTTCTTCATCATCACTTGAATCTTCCAACTCATCAGGTTGCTTCAAAATTGCGTCTTTAACTTCGTCTGGTATAGACTCATCATAACTTAATTTAAAAAGACCTTTTTCTTGACTTGTCCAAAACCAGCGAGCATGTCTATAGGACATGTAAGAATCAGTAATATTGTACGAATATGTCTCTGCTTTACCACAAAAAGAACCATAAAAATAATGAAAATGAGGAGAAATATTTTCTTCTCGTAAACGACTAAACGCATAGGACGCAAGAGCTTCAACATAGGCTTGGTTCATAGGGTCTTGTAATTTATTCCATGCTGCTTCCCATGTTGTTTGATGCCAAGGAAGAAAAGAATGTTTGGGGAGACTGTATTTTCCTTGAAGCCAACGGACAGGGTCAAGTAAATGGGTGACCTTTCGGAATCCTGAGATATCCTGTATTTCCACTCCGGATTCTTGCGTGTTTTTTTCAATGCGCAAAGAAACTTTTCCTGATGTTTTGGTATTTTCTTCCCAATGAACATTACTGATACGAAACATATGGTCAAACCATGTATCACCGTCAGTTATATCTTTTGATTTTTGAAAGAATCCCATACCGGGATAAAATGTTTGTAACTCTTGAAATCCTCTTTGTGATTTTAAAACGGAGGATACAGGAAAAACTAGCATTTTTGGTTGTGGGAGCGAACTTCCTTTTAACCTTGGATCCATTTCTGTTGTGAGTCAGAAGTCTCAACTGCGTTCATATACGCAGTCAAAAAGTTTTACCTCTGGGCATAGAAATGTCTACACCTGCTGTGAATGTTAGTCTTCGCAAATTTGATATGAAGAAAATTCCTCAAGATGCTGTAGCAATTTTCATCGGGCGCCGTCGTACTGGTAAATCCACTCTTGTTCGTGACTTATTGTATCATCATCAAGATATGCCATTAGGCACAGTTATATCTGGAACAGAAGAATCAAATGGCTCTTATGCAAAAATGATTCCACCTATTTTTATTCATAGTGAATTCAGCCCTGTCATTTTGTCTAATTTTTGTAAGCGTCAAAAAATGATGATGAACAAGATTTTACGTGAACAACAAGAAGGGCGTCAAAGTCGTATTGACCCTCGTTCTTTCTTGATTTTGGACGACTGTATGTACGATGACTCCTGGACTCACGACAAAAACATTCGTTACTTGTTTATGAACGGTCGTTGGCTCAAGGTATTCTTCTTGATTACGATGCAGTATCCATTGGGTATTCAACCCGCTCTGCGTACAAACGTAGATTTTGTCTTTATTCTCCGAGAACCTTATTTGTCTAACAGACAGCGTATTTTTAACAACTATGGGTCAGCCTTCCCCAACTTTGAATTCTTCTGTCAAATTATGGACCAATGTACCCAAAACTTTGAATGCCTCGTCATAGACAACACAAGCCAAAGCAACAAGATTGAAGACTGTATCTTCTGGTACAAGGCCGATATGCACCCTGATTTCCGTATCGGTGCTCCTGAATTCTGGCAACACTCTGCTCAATACTACAAAGACAAAGATGAAAATGACGACAATTCCTATGATCCGAATTCCCATAGAAGACTCAAAGGACCTCAAATCAATGTTCGAAAGTTCTAAAATATCTTTCTATGGTAAGGAGATGGAGAAAGTGTTTCATGATCTTATAAAAGAACATGTAGAACCTCTAGGCTATACAATTTCAAAAGTTACAGGGACGAAACATTGGAATGTTTTACGAATTTACGATCCGTCCGACAAGAAATATTATATTGCGAAGGGTATACTTCATATTGAAGGTGATAACGAATTAGGCCCAACCCAAATGGATAAAGCTTTTCAAAATGAAACAACTATTTTATCAAAACTTCCAGATTGGTGGGGACTTTCTTTAAAAGATTCTTTCAAAAAAGATTCGTTTAGAGTCGTTATCACACCCGAAATACCAAATTGTAAATGGACACAGTATAAAGGTAATGATAAAGGAATAGCAAAAATCATTGTAAAACAGATTGAATGGCTTCATAGTCACAAGATTGCCCACAATGATTTAGAACTGAAAAATATTCTTTTATCGTGCGACAATAAAAATGCTACTATTATTGATTTTGAAAAGGCTACGTTAAATTCTTCATCAACGTCCATGAGAAATGATTATAAACAAATCATACAAAGTCTGAATGAAAGGGAAGAAACAAAAGGTATTGCAAAAAAAATAGAATCACTTGCCTTTTCAAAACTTCCACTTCGACGTCGTTTTTCTTTTGGTGGGAAAACAAGACGTAAAAGAAGTAAAACTTATAAAAAAAAGTAAATGTATACTCATTTATATTTTACAATTGAATAGTAGAATGAATCAAGAAGTAGTAAGTGCGCTGATTATTTTACTTATAGCATGTGTTCTCTTTGGTTGTTCAGCTTTCATGCGGTTTCGTACTGAGGGGTTTACCAACTATTTTACTGGAGTTCCCGAAGGAATGTGCGGCGTCGATTTGCCTCCTTGCCCCTTTGGAACCCGTTGTATTAACGGATATTGTAAGACAGATCTTGCGCCAGGACTCCCTCCTACTTCCGGTCTTCCAGTAAAACCTGAAGGCTACATCCGATAAAAATCGTGTTCTTGAGTAGAAATGGCACGTCAAACTGGATACACTGTCTTAGGACTTGCGGGTCTTTTATTAGCAATTCTTATCGTAGTTCCTATGTTAAAGCGCATGTTCCCTCAGTTTTATGAAGGATTTATCAATACGCGTTGTACCAAGACAACTTGTCCTGAAGGTTCCTTTTGCTTGAAGCAAGCAAACCCGAATCAGGGTGCTGATGCGGAAGGTGAGGAAGTCTGTGTTCCCATAAAGCCTTAAAATCTCTATTGCGATTTTTACAAAATCCACTTAGAGTTTATTTCTGTTGTGTCTTGCGTTGGATGGCTAAATCAGCAGGACCTGAGAACATCCCTTCAAACTGAGAAGCACCTGTGCCTAGGGAAGGTACTTCCGCTGATTCAGGTTCAGCTTTGGAGACAACAAGATTCTTGCTTGAATTATAGTCAGGCTCTGCCTGACTTCCATCCATATTCATCACACCCTTATTCTTGCGAATGCGCTCACGTTGTTCCTTGTGGAATTGTTCACGAGCCTCTTCATTTTCCTTGTATTTCTTCATGAGGTTATTCAATTGATCTTCGGCATATTCCTGGTCAGGGATAGCGGAAGGAGAAGGATCCCACGGCAACCATTTTCCGACTTGCCCCACATAAATATTGTGGTCAGGGTCCATCTTTTGAAGCTTCTTAGCACGGGCTTCGGCTTCTTCCTTTTGACCGTACGAACCACGAATCTTCAAGCCCCGCATGGTGGTTTGGAAATTGTTCTTAGCATAGAAGTCATCTTCAAGTTTTACACCGTGCTCATAAACAAAGTCATCATATAATTCCTTAATATTACTTGCCGTAAGCTCTTTGTTGTGAGCTTTGATGAATTTTTGAAAGTCAGAGACATATCCTTCCACAGAAAGCGTGGATTTCCGGCAAGCAGCAGCGGCACCGCTCATGTCTAATGCTTCAAAACGCTTCGCTTCTTCATCTAGTTTCGCATTAATGTCTTGAAGTTGCTTGACAAAGAATTCTTCCATTTTTTTGGAACGAAGATAGAAATCATACTGATTGATGAAAGTGGTAAAAAAATAGTGTTCCTTCCGGTTCAACACATTTTCAGGGCTGATGAAACTTAACAAGCACCAGCGTTGGCTGGCAATCTCAGGGTCATCGGTGAGGAAAGATTCCTTCTCTTCGGTGGACATTCTACAGGGTATTGGAGAGAGTCTTTAGATAAAAAAATCCGCAGTGCGATAAATTTTCTAAAGCAG